TGCCCTATCTCGCCTGGGCGCTCGGCCTCGAAATCTGGGACGCGGGCTGGCCCGAGGCGAAGCAGCGCGCGACGGTCGCCAGCACCTTGCTGCTGAAACGCCAAAAAACGCGCCCCGCCGGGATCAAGGCGTATCTCAACTTGGTCGATTGCGAAGTGCGGTCGATCGTGCGCCCTCCGGCGAGGGGCTTTCGCATCCCGGCCTTCACGGCGGCCGAGTGGCAAGCGTGGCTCGATCGCCTGCCGCAGATTCGCATCTACCCTTTCGTGACCAAAACGCGCGCCGGCGCGCGCGATTTTCGCATGCCAGCGGCGACGTTTCGCTCCGACGATTTCCGCGAGCCAACGCTCGGCCCGAAGCTACTCGGCAAGCGCGCGATTTTGCGCCTGGCGGGCGTGGAGATTCCGGCCCGGATCGAGAATGTGGACGGCTACGAGGGGCGGAGCGTCAGTCGTATTTTCATCGGCGGCGCGACCACGCGCGACTTCCGCACGGGCGGTTTTCGCGGGCATGAATGGCGAGAGCCGACACAGGCCGATGGCTCCGTGGTCACGCTCGCCTTCGACCCCACGGCGTCAAGCGCGATCTCGGTGGCGCCTGGCCTGACGCCACGCACCGTGCAGCCGATTCGCGTCGCCGAGCGCCACACCGCCTATCCCGCGCAGCGCTTCCGGTGCTGGTCGCCGGCTTATCGTGGCGACGGCTATCGCCGCACCACCGACGCGGAATATTGGGTCTACGACCGGATCGCGCTGCATGATCCCGCCGCCGTGCCCCCCGGGCTCAAGGCCAAATATTATCGCGGCGCCAAGCGCTACGGCATTCCGGATTTCACCGCAGCCGTCACGGTTTCAGTGCCGATGGTGCGCTCTTACGCGCGCGGCTTCGGCGGCCGGTTCCGCAATGGCTATCGCATCCCCACGGACATGAGCCGCCTCGACCAGGCGCTCAACGCCATCGTCGTGGCGAAGGCGCTGCGTGACACCGTGCTCGTCGACACCGTGACGCACCGGGTGGTGCGGCTCGGCGACAGGAAAAAACTTGGCGAATTCCGGCTCGGCGAAATCATTCGCATCGCCTGACCCCTTGGGAGCAGACCTTGGAAAAGAAAATCATCTTTCACGACAATATCGATGACGACCCGGCGGACTTCACGCGCGGCTTCGATTTCATCGAGGCTTCGCTCGATCATGTCGTTGCCGACGGCATTCATTCCGGCGTGAAATTCACCGGATTCGAAGTCACGAAGAGCGCGCCGACGCAGATTTCCGTCTCGCCGGGCCGGCTCTATTCGGGCGGCAAGGTCCATGCCTCCGGCGACGCCGCTTGGACCAAGGACTTTCTCACCAGTCTGCCGGTGGCCGGCAAGCGGATCGCCGCCATCGTCACCTGGGGCGCGGAATCCAACACCGACGTGCGTGAGCGGCAGTTTTTGATCAACGCCGAGACGCGCCAGGCCGAGCCGCAGGCTGTGCCGTTGGTGCAGGCGCGCATCGCGAATGTTGCCGCGCAGCTCGGTCAGGAAGCGCCCGATCCGGCCGCGCCGCTGGTCGACGTCGGCTATACGATCATCGCGCTGGTGACTCTCTCGACCACCGGCGTCGACCAGATCGTCATGGTCGCCGCCAACCAGCTGCCGAGCGTCGAGGGTCTCGACGCGCGCGTTGCCGATCTCGAACGCTTCGATGAGCTGACCGGCTTCCAGTTGAAGACGCTCAGCTCCGACATCGCCGGCATCAAGGCGCTCCAGGGCCGCGGTGTCACGCCCGAGCAGTACAGCCGCACGCTGATGCGCATGTCCGTGCTGGAGAGCAAGCTCGGGGTGTCGTCGAGCGCGATCGATTCCGACGCCAATTTCTTCCTCGACGCCTCCAAGTCCCAGCTCGACGATCCGCTGTCGAGCGTGAAGGTGCAGGAGGGCATGCGATTTCCCGATGCAGCCGCCGCCACGAGCGTGCTGCAAATCTTCAATCCGCTCGATCCTTATGCGAAGATCGCGAGCGGCGTGTTGTTCCCGGCCTACACGCGCGAAGCGTGGCTCGCCACCGGCGCCTGGGCCGGAGAGACGCAGATCATGTCGTTCTCGCAGGCGTCGAACCAGATGGTCCAAAAGGCGATGTCGCGCCAGCGCATCCGCTATGGTGAGGAGTTCACGGTCTGCACGAATTCGGCGTGGTGGCAGTCCGGGCAATATGATGCGCTCACCGGCATTTTCAAGTTGCCAAACGGCGAGGCTTTCCAGGCGGGCCTCGATTTGAACGGTCTGCCGCCCGTTTATACCGGCGACAATTTCCTGCATACGGTGGTGCGGTTGCGCCAAATCTGGACCGACACGGTGACCGAGCCCTATTGGGACAACATCACCACCCCGATCACGGTGACGGGCGCGCAAATCGCCGAGACCTGGCTGCAGGGCCAGGACATGTGGCTCGATGCGGTGGGGCTCTGGTTCTCGCGGCTCGCGGCGGCGGGAACGGTGCATGTGGCGGTTGCCGAAGTCTCCAATTTCGGATTGCCGGACCTCAGCAAGGTCATCGCTTCGACCACCGTGCAGCGCGCCGACATGGCGCTCGCCGCCGAGACCGTGGTGGCCCTCCAGCCGACATTCCTGCGCGCGGGCCAGCGCTACGCGCTGGTGCTGACGACGGCGGCGGACCATTGGGTGGCCACCGTCAACGGCGCCAATTTCACCCAGGGCACGTTCTTTTACATGCTCGACGGCGCTTATGCGCAGGGCGACGCGTCCCGCGATCTGTGGATGAGACTCTATCGCGCCAAACCGAAGCAGCAGCGCGCCGTCATCAACCTGTCGCCGCTCCAGCTCGCCGGCGGCATCCTGTCAATCGACCTCACGGCCGGCGCGATCTCGCCCGCGGGAACGTCGCTCTCCTACGAGGTGCAGGTCGGCTCGACCTGGTACAACCTCAACGATGTGAGCGTCTATGTTCTCGGCCAGGGCGGCGTGATCCCGCCCTTGCTCCCGTTCCGGGCCGTGTTCAACGGCACCGACGCCGTCATGCCCTGCCTCAACCTCGGGGACTCGCTCTGCAAGGTGTCGAGGCCCGCGACCGCGCTGCGCCATATCTCGAAGACGCGCACGCTGCCAGCCTCGTCGACGCAGATCCGTGTGATCCAGCGCTACGAGTATTTCGACCCGACCTATCACACCGCCAGCGTGCAGCTGCGCACCGGGGCCGGGTTTGGCACGGTCACGGCGCCGTCGAGCGTTTCGACGGCGATCGATCCGGTCGATGGCGCCTATGAGCGCACCTATGTCTTCAATCTCGGCGCCGGCGTGACGCAATTTCGCAAGGACACGCAGCTCTCGTCGAGCACGTCGCAAAAGACCTGTCACGTCGCGTGGTCAAAAGATTACGCACTCTAAAGGAGGCTGGAATGGCAAACAAAAGCGATGAGGGCGGCAAGGCGGAGGCGCCGCCCGCCCGTTACGAAGTGCGGCTCTCGGCTCGCTTCGAGCACCTCGGCTTTCGCTATCTGCCGGGGCAGCATCACGAGGTCGACCAGACCATTTTCGATGCGATGCAAGGGGCGGGAGTCGTGGCTGATGGCAAGCGCCTATCCTGAGCTGGTCTTTTCGTCGGACGAGGCGTTCGACGAGAAGCGGCTCAACGCGGCGATGGCCGTGATCGACGCGCGGTTGCGCGCGCTCGAGCCGTTCGCTCCGTCGTGGCAGGCCGTGATTTCGGAGCTTCAGGCTTTCGGCCTGAAGCGCCTGAACGACGCCCTGCAGCCAGTCTACGACCAGATCATCGCTATTTCGCAGCTGGGCGTGGTGTTTTCGGCATCGTCGGCGTCAGAGCTGACCGTCGCTACGGGGGCGCAGACGCTGGTCCTGTCCGCAGACGACCGCGCGCGCTTCGCCGCGGCGGCCTATATCGGCGTGATGAAGGCGGACGACGCCTCTGTGCAGATGTCCGGCCACCTCGTCTCCTACCTCCGCGACGCCGGCGTGCTCATCATTGATGTGGACCATGTCGCCGGCGCGGGGACCTATTCCGACTGGCGCGTGTCGGCGTCCGTGGACGGAACGATTTTTCAGGCCGTGGTCGACGACCTTGCGCAGGACGTCGCCGCCGCCCTGGCGTCGTTGGGCGACGCTTTGGAAGCGACGACTGACGCGTCCAACCTGACCCGCGGCTTGCTGCCGGCGGCCCGGTTGCCTGCGCCCACGGGAACGGCTCTTGGCGGCGTGAAATCCGCGACCGCAGGCGTTGGCCATGTCATGACCGGCATTGACACGTCGGGCGCTCCTGTCTTTGGCGGCGCCGCAGTCGGCTTCCGCAATTTACTGCGCAACGCCATCTTCGCCGTCAATCAGCGCGCTCTTTCCGGCGTGGTGACGCTGGCCGCGGGCGCCTATGGCCACGATGGCGTCAAGGCGGGCGCAAGCGGCGCGACCTACACATTTGCGACCGACGGGATCGACACGACGATCACGGTCACATCGGGTTCGCTGATTTTGCCGATCGAGGCCGCACTGATCGAAGGGGGCGCCTATACTCTGTCTCAGGCCGGAACCGCGCAGGCCCGCGTCTGGCAGGGGACCGGGTATGCCGGCTCGGGCTCTTACGCAGCCGCGCCTTTTGCCGTAACGGGACTGACGGCGAACACGCAAACCAATGTCGAATTTTCCACTGGCGCGATTTTGCGTCCGCAATTGGAAACAGGAAGCGTCGCGACGCCGTTCGAGCGCAGGCCTCCGGGCGTCGAATTAGCCCTGTGCCAGAGGTATTACGAGGTTATCCGATACAATCCGGCGGGCTACACGCTCATTTCGTCAATTCTGTCCGCCGCCAGCTCTTGGCTGCAATGGCGATTTGCTGTCGCTAAACGCTCGGCGCCGACATTCGCTATTGTCTCTGGAGCGTGGTCTGGGACAACCCCGGCGATTTCGACAACGGTTGAGGCCGTTTATGGCGTCGTGACGGGTGGAGCGAATTTTTTTCTATCCGGCTATGCCGGCAACATCGCCGCGTCGGCGTCTGCGGAGATTTGAGCGATGGTCTACACCCTCACCAGCGGCGCGCTCGCCAGCGATGCGCAGACAGTCATTCGCTCGGACGGCGCCGTCATCCCGCCCGATCCCGCCAACAGGGATTTTGCGGCTTATCTCGCTTGGCTCGCCGAAGGCAACACGCCGACGCCATACACGCCGCCGCCGGCGTCGATCCCTCAGGAGGTCAGCCGCCGGCAATTCCTCCAGGCCGCCGCCATGCAGGGCGTCATCACCGAGATTGAAGCGGAGGCGCTGGTCGTCGGCGTGGAGATCCCGGCCAGGGTCGCCTCCGCTATCGCCACACTCCCCGAAGAGCAGTGTTTCCCGGCGCGCATGTTGATCAAGGGGGCGGCGACCTTTGTCCGCTCTCATCCGATTCTGCCCGCGTTCGCCACCGCCATGGGCAAATCGAGCACCGATCTCGACGCGCTTTTCGCGCTCGCGGACACGCTCTGACCGACAGGAGGATTTTTTGCATGCGGATTTTCGATAGGTTTTCGGCCGCGCTCTTCGCCCTGCTGGTCGCGATCGCGCCGGCTCGCGCCGATACGACCACCGTGACGGCTTCCGGCTGGACGGAAATTGGCGCAGGCACGATCATCGTCAACGCGCTTGATCCGGAGGGCGTGTTGCTCAAGGACGGCGCTACGGCGCCAACCGGAACGATTGGCGACCTGCGCATCCCCTGGGGCGTCATATCGCCGCCGCTCACCACCTCCACCAAATGGTGGGCGCGCCCCGGCAATTCCGCCGCATCCACGAGAGTTGGCGTCGTCACGCAAGCAGCTTCGGGCTCGTCGGCGCAGTCAGGCGCGGGATATTCCGCATCCGGCGTGACGCCGGTCGCCGGCTCGCTCAGCGCCACCGGCGCCAGCGCCGTATTCGCTCCGCTCGCGGGCCGGTCGTTCAATGTCACGATTTGGGGGACGTTTTCGGCGACCTGCGTGCTCAAGCGCTCGTTTGACCAGGGCGCGACTTGGCTCAAGATCACAGCGGGCGGCGGGCAGCTCATGTCCTTCACCGGCCCGGTCAGCGAACAATGGCAAGAGCCCGAATTTGGGGTCCAGTATCGCCTGGATTGCACAGTCGCGTCCGGGACCGTCTCCTATCGCATTTCGCAGTGAGGGCTGTATGGACCCGATCTCTCTCGGCTTAATCACCGCGCTCGTCGGCAATCTGTCCAGCGTCTTTTCCAAGGCGAATCCGGGCGCGGTCTGCTTTGCAACCACGGGACAGGCTGTGACGCTCAGCCAGGCGATCGCTGTGGCTGTGGGCGGAGCGATCCTGCCATTTGCCGCCGGCCAGGCCATCGTCATGCCGGCGCTCGCCGCCGGGACGGATTATGCGATTTACGCCTGCTCGGATGGCACCCTGCAATGCTCCGCGAATTTCTCGGCGCCCGCCGGCTACACGCCGGCGACCAGCCGGCAGCTCGGCGGATTCCACTACGCGCCCGGTTCCTGCGCCGCCGCTCAGGCTGGCGGCGACACGACGCCGCAAATCAATCCGTATTCACTGTGGGACCTCAAATGGCGGCCTGCGTGCCCCGATCCGCGCGGCATGGCGCTGGTGGCAGGGCGATTCTGGGCGGACATCTATCTGACCGGAACCGATGTCGACGCGGTCGGCTCCAGCCGCTTCGGCGTGACGATCGCGGATGGATCGTCGCCGCCAAAAATCCCGGCGGCGTTCGGCGGTAACGGCTCGACCACCTATGGGTCGCTCACCTGGTTTCAGGCGCGCGAGCTGCTGTCCTCGGTCGGCAAGGACCTGCTCGACTACGGCGAATATCAGGCAGCAGCGTATGGTGTGACGGAGCAGGTTGCTCGCGGGAATGATCCCGTGACGACCGGCTTCGCCACCACCAATGCCGGGGTGTCGAACGCCGACCAGAAATTCACGTCGAAATGGGGCATCATCCAGTCCACAGGCATGATGTCTGTCTGGGGACGCGATCTGATCAGCAAATTGGTCACATCCACCAATCCAGCCGACGCAACAGCACTCGCAACCAGCATCAATGCTTTTATGTGGCGCGCCAGCACTGGCGGTCGCGGGTCCCTGTATCTCCAGGGCAATAGCGATGGCGTCGCTGCTGTGCTCCTGGGTGCGACCTGGGGTTCCGGCGTGAACGCGGGCTCGCGCGCGTCGGACTGGAACAACCCGCCCTGGATATCGCACAACGGCATCGGGGCGCGCGGCCGCAGTGACCATCGCGGGATGTTGTGAGGGGCTCCCATGATGCAGATCATCAACACACGCACCGATCTCGACGCCCTGCGCGGAACGCCGGCCTATCTCGACGCCCTGCGTGCGCTGGCTGGAACTATGGTGACGTCGATGGATATGGCCTTTTACCCCGAGGGGCACGGGCAGCCGGGGTATATTGGCCCCGTCGTTGAGCCCGATTGGCGCGACGTCGAGACGCTGGGGATCATTGAAAGCCTGGGCTTCACACGCGCCGTTTTCGAGGCTGAATATGCGACGGCGGCGGCCGACGCGGAGACGCATTGAAGCCCCGGCAAATGCGGTTTAAGCTACCTTCGAGACCCCGCCCGACCCGGCGGGGTTTTCTTTTGCGCTGACAGTGTCAGCGTATGACCTCCAAGGCGGTCCCTTTACCTTGGCCTCGCACAGACAGCGGTCAAGCCGAGGACAGCGCCATGCCCACCACAACGCCTCATGTTGGCGTCCGCACGTTTCTCGATCGCATCGAGAAAACGCCCTTTATCATCGCGGACACGTCGACCATCGGCGGTGTGTTCACCCCCGGAACCGGCGTCGACCGCGCGCTGTTTCCGCCGGACCAGCCGGCGCATTTCACCACCAACGACGCGGACATGGTCGCGGGATGCGGCTCCGGCACACTGAGGCAAACCGTCGACGCGATCATCAGCCATGGCGTCACGGCGTCGATTGTGGCCGTCGTCCCGGATATTGCCGCCGACGCGACGTCCGACCAAATTGTGGCGAAGCTCGTCGGCACGGCGTCTGCGCGCACCGGCGCCTGGGCGCTGCTCTCCGCGCAGGCCGAAACCGGCGCTGTCCCGGACATCCTGATTTCGCCCGGCTATACCTCGCTGCGCCCAGGGAGCAGCGCCAACCCCATCGCCACCGCCTTCGACGGCATTTGCGAGCGGCTGATCACGCCGGTGTCCGTTTGCACCACGCCGACCTCCGACAAGACGGCCGCCGTCGAATGGGCGGCGGATTTCGCGGACAGCATCAACATCATCGCCTGCGCCCAGGGCGTGCGCGTTTCGGTCGACGGCTTGCCCGTGGTGCGGCCGGCCTGCGCCTCGATTGCGGCGCTGATGGTGGCGACCGACAAGGCCATGGGCGGCCCCTACTACAACCCCGGCAACCAGGCGCTGACGGGCATTCTCGGGCCGAGCCGCTCCGTGGATTTCTCGATTTCCGACCCGGACTGCGAGGCAAATTTCCTCATCCAGCGCGGCGTCAACTCGATCGTGCAGATCGAAAAGAACCGGACGTCGCGGCGGGCGAATTCGCCCCAGGGCAAAATCTTCTGGGGCTTCTTCAACACCTGTTCGGACCCGCTTTGGCGGGCCATCAACGTGGTGCGCACGCGCAAGGCCATCCGCGAGGTCATTCCGCGCACGCTGGTCCGCTACATGGGCAAGAACCTCGGCGCCCATCTCGTCCAGGTCATCAAGCAGTCGCTCGAAGAATTCCTGCTCGAACTCGAACGCCTGCCCGAGCCTGCGATCCTGCCGGGCTCCAAGGTGGAGTGGCGGCGCGACCTGAACGGCAACGCCGTGATGCGCGTCGGCGGGCTCGTCTTCAACGCTAACTGGGAAGAGGCGCCGCCTCTCACTGATCTGCAGATTTACACCGGCCGCCGCGAAGCTTCGTTCGACATTCTGGCCGCCGACATTCAGACGGCGATGTCGCAGGCGAATGTGACCGGGTCGCTGGCCTGAGGAGAGAAACATGGATAGCGTCGTTCGCGGCCACAACTGGTATTTCGATGTCGGCGAGGGCAGCCCCCTGAATTGCTGGCGCGTGCTCGACGAGGTCGAACTGCCGGAGTTGACGTTCAGCACGGACGATTTCTCGCCGGGCGGTCATATGATGAGCGTCTCCTGGCCCGAGGATCTGGAGGCGATCAAGGCGACCATAAAGCTCAAGACCGACGACGCCCGCGTGCGCGCGCTGTGCGGTCGTCAGCCGGGCGCCTATGTCACCTGCACTCACTACGAGAACCTGCGCTCGTATCGCGACGGGTCGAGCCAGGGTCGCATCATCACGCTCAAGGGGCTGATCAACAGCGTGAAGCCGGACACGCGCAAGGGCCTGAAGGCGGCGGGAACCCAATATGAATTCTCGACCGTGGTGCTCTACCACGACACGTTCAACGGCAAGTCGATCCATCGGTTCGATTTCTTCGCCGGACCGGGCGCGACGCTGGTCGACGGCGTCAATCCGTTCTCCGATCTTGCCGCCAATCTGGCGATCAACGGAGGCACCGCGCTGTGAGCAACACCCCCGGCAGACCGCTTGATCAGTATCCGGACGCCGAAACCGGCAGCCTGCCGCCGCCGCCACCGGAAGGCATGGCGGGCGAACCGCAGGAAGCGGCGGCGCCCGCCAAACCCGCCGCGATGCTCCGCGAGATCGCGGCGCTGGATTTCCTCGACCCCGCCGCTGTGCGGCGGGAGGAGCCGTTCGTTCATCCGTTCCGCCTCGACGGCCGCGAGGTGCGCGGCTTCACCGCCCGCAAGCTCACTCTCGGCGAGGTCGGCCGCATCGTCGAGGCCATGCGCGCCGACGAGGACGCCGACCTGATCGTCTTTTACGAGGTGATGACGGGGCTGCCGGCCGCCGTCATTCGCGGGTTGATCGAGGAGGACGGCCAAAAACTGGTCGACACCTGCTACCCTTTTTTGCCCCGCGTCGCGCAGACGCTCATCTCGCTGCAGACCCCCGAAGCTGGCGACGCCTCGCGCTGATCGCCTGCCGGTTCCTGCGCGAACCCTACAGCCGCGTGCTGGCCTATCCGTGGGATGAACTGCTGTTGCTCATCGCTGAGGGGCAGGAGATCGAAGCCGACGACGGCTTTGGCGACCAGACGCGGCTGCTCGCATCGATCCTAAACCAGCTTCAGGCCTGAGGAGATATCGGTGGCCGATCTCGACGTCGCCCTGAAACTTCGGCTCGTCAACCTGCTCTCGGGTCCGGCCAAGGCCGCTGCGAAAGACCTCGCGGGCATCAAGACGGCGGCCGACAAGCTCGGCGGCAAGGGCGCGGGGCGTTTTGCTGGCGACCTCGGCAAAGCCTGGACCGCCAGCGCAAAGCTGGGAACGTCGCTTGGAACGGTTGAAGCCAAGGCGCGCGGCGTCGCCAAGGGCGCTCCAGCCGCCAGGCGCTTCGCCGTCGAGCTGGGCAAAGCGCAGACGGCCAGCGCGAAGCTTGGAGGGTCGCTCGGAACGGTCGAGACGAAGGCGCGCGGCGCCGCGCAGGCGCTCCGACATTTTTCGATCGACCGACGCTCAATCGACGCCATGCGGCGTGAAGTCGAGCGCCTGAGCGCGGCGTACAAGAAGCTGGCGGACCAACAGCGCCGGTCCGCGAAACAGCCGAAGCCGGGCGGCTCTGGCCGAAATGCGCTGCGCGACGAGGCGCTGTCTCGGATGGGGGGCAACGCCTATCTGCTCGGAGCCGGACGCGCAACCATGGCCGGCGCGGCGATAGGCGGTGGGGCGGCGGCGCTGATCGGCGGCGGCGTGGCGGCTACCCGGCAGTCGATCTCGCGCGACAAAGCCATGGCCGACGTCAAAAAGAAGGTGAACCTTGATCCGGGGGCGACCTGGGCGGATGTCGAAAGCACGATCAGTAAAGTGTCGCGTGACCTGGGCATGGCCTTCAACGACACGGCCGCGTTGACCGCTGCCGCCGGACAGGCGGGTATCGAGTACAAGGACCTCGCGGAATACATGCGGCTTGCCGCCAAGGCCGCCAGCGGCTGGGACGTTGCGCCTAAGGAGGCGGCTCAGAGCCTCGCGCAGATCAAGGCGCAAACGCAATGGGGGAACCAGGAACTGCAAGACTTTGCGGACAAGGTCAATGCTCTTGGCGATGCGTCCGCATCTCAGGAAAAAAATGTCCTTGAGATGTTCAAGCGTTCCGCCGCCGCCGCGAAGGCTGCCAATGTCGAATTCGACACAACGTTGGCTGTGACGACGGCGCTGAATTCGATTGGCATGCAGGAGGAGGTCGCGTCGCGTTTCTTCAACGCTTTTTCATCGAAGATGCGAACGGCGGGAGAACAGTCCGAAAAGGCGGGAGAGGGCTACAAGATGCTCGGCCTGAGCGTGAAGCTGGTCGAAAAAGGCATGAAAAAGGATTCGCTCAAAACAATGCTGGACGTGCTTGAGCGACTGGAAAAACACCCGGACAAAGCGGCGGCGGCGATCAAGATTTTCGGGCAGGAGTGGTGGGACGAAGCTACGCGCGCCGGACAGGCAATCCCGGAAATCATCAGGCTTCTGAAGCTGATCCAGGACCCCAAAAACTGGAAGGGGTCGCTCGACAAGAATATGGCGACCGAACTCGCAACGACGGCTAAAAAGCTGGAGCGCGTGAGCCAAGTGGTGGGAGAAATCGGCGACCGGCTCGGAAAATGGGCGCTGCCCTCCATCAATAACGCGCTCGATAGCGCCATCCAGAAATATGACCAAATGGAGGAAAGGCGGAAACGGTCGGAGGCAGCAAAAAAGGCAGGAGAGAACGCCGCCGCCGGGATACCGCCGACGGACGAGGAAAGCCGGCGCATGCGCGATGATCCGGCCTTCCTTGAAGACGTCGAGGCGGCGCGCAAGGGCTCGGACCAGGCGCCCGAAAAGGTGCAGGAGCACATCAAGGAGATCGAGCGGCTTCGCACCCAATTGTCCGAACTCAACGCTCAGTTTAACTCCGAAGCCGGTATGGGATTTGACGGGTCAGCGCAGTTGCGCAACCAGATCGAGAACCGCATCACCACGCTCGAAACCCTGATCGAGGCGACAAGGAAGCTGCCGGACAATCCGCCAGAACCGCCGAAGCGGCCCACCGATCTGTTCGCGGCCAAGGACGTGGATGCGCTGATCGGCAAATTGCAGGAGCTGGATCGCGTTTCCCGCACACTGCAACTGTTTCCCAACGACGAAGGGGCGAAGGCCCGCGCCCGCGAACTGGTTGCCGAACTGACCGCAACGTTCCAGAAGGCGGACCTAACCCCGGCAGCTAAACAGGTGATGGACACCTATGTGGCCGGCCTCGCATCCGAGGGCGGCAAGGTGACGGCGCAAGCGCAGTCGATTCGGGCACAGCTCGAAAAAATCCTGGGCGCGCCCATCGTCGTGAAGATCACTCCCAGCGTTTCCGGCGCGCCGGCGGCGAAGCCATCTGGCGGCGCCGGCGGGCCCGGCGGAGGAAAAAGGAGTTCGCTCAACCGCAGCGGCGGTGGCCTCAACATCCAGACCGCACATTTTCACGGTGTGAAAGACCTCGCCGGCGCCCACAAGCAGGCGCTTGCGATGGCTGATCGCGCCGCGCGGGGCAAGCGAGACGGGGCGCTGCACGACGTCGATATCGGAGACACCGCATGAGTTTGCCTCTCGCGCTCATTGGCGAGGCCGTGCTGGAAGTCATCGGCTTTAACCCCACGAGATTTGAGTGGGCCGGCGAAGCCAACTGGCCCAGCCAGCCCATATTCGGCGGAGAGCCGCTGTACCAGCCGACCGGCCTGGGCGACCAGATCACGACGGCGACGCTCGCCGTCAGGCCACATGTCATGGGCGGGCTCGGCAATTATGAGCAGCTGCGCCGACATTTCAGGGCTCAGGATGTGGTCCCCTTCATCAGGCTCTCGGGGCTGATCGGCATTTACGAGGGCGATGTCGGCATCAAGAGCCTCTCGGCCACGGAAGAGAAGCTGGCGCCCAACGGTCTCGGGCGGCGGTGGGAGTTCACAGCCGCCCTTCTGCATGTCGGGCAGCACGCCGCAGGGAGCTT